ATTTTATACACCATTTGGATCTAACATTTCAAAAAGTGATGTGGTTAAGATTTGTATCGATCGAGTAGCCAGTCAATGTGCAAAACTGAAACCAAGATATATCAAAACAGAAAACGATAAGACAGTATCCGAGAAAAGCGGAAAACTGTCTTTTCTTTTGAAACATAAGCCAAACGAAATCATGACACCTTATGATTTTATCTATAAGGTTATATCAACCTTATTATTAAATGATAATGCTTTTATTTATCCACGTTTTGATAAATATAATGGACATCTTATTGGCCTTTATCCACTTAAACCAATAACAGTTGAAATGGTCATCGATCAACAAGATCATTATTATATAAAGTTCTTATTTGAAAATGGTGATTCATATACATTACCGTATGAGAATATCATCCACTTAAGAAAACATTATGGCCAAAACGATATCTTTGGTGGCAATGGATCAAGTGGTGATCATGAAGCGATTCTTAAAACCATATCTATTAATGATAGTTTGCTTCAGGGTATAGATAATGCGATTAAATCATCTATGCAGATTAAAGGGATCGTTAAGATGAATGGGATGTTATCAGAAGTCGATAAGAAAAAACAAAGAGAACTCTTTGATAGTGCACTCTCTGACTCTGTGAATAATAAAGGTAGTTCGATTATACCGATTGATTTAAAGAGTGAATATATCCCTTTAGATGTAGACCCAAAACTCATAGACAAGGATACACTAGAATTCTTGCAGTCAAAGATATTAGATTACTTTGGAGTATCAGTACCAATCTTTACGAATAAGTACACAGAAGATGAATACAACTCGTTTTACGAGTCAACCATTGAGCCTTTAGCTATTCAACTTAGCGAGGCTTTTTCTATAGGTTTACTAACTAATAACCAATTAGAACGCGGTGAAGAGATTGTCTTCTTTAGTGAGAGATTACAATATGCTTCCTGGAACACAAAAGTCACAGCTATAGAAAAACTCATGAGTTTAGGGATTATGTCACTTAACGAATCAAGAGCACTGCTCGGATTAGAACCTATCGAAGGTGGACACAAACGACTTCAATCATTAAACTTTGTTGATGCAGATAAAGCAAACTTATATCAAGTTGGAAAGAAAGAGGAAGAAGATCATGAAAGTAACGATTAACGGCAAAATCTCAAATGAAGCATTAAAAAGTATCTTAGAAACTCAAAAAGAAAAAACAAAAACGATTACTGATTTTTGTAAGAAAGAAAAATTAGAAACATTCGCGTACAAAGATGCAGAACTTGAGTTTGATTATGAACAAGAGACAAAACCAAAACAAGTAAAGAAAGTTGAGGTTAGAACACATGATTAAAGAAACGAGACTTGCAGATGTAACGCTTCATGAAAATGAAGGAAAGATGATTTTAGAAGGCTATGCTTTAGTCTTTAACAATGAAACTTTAATTGGTGATGAAACTTATGGATTTTTAGAAGAAATATCACCTACTGCTTTACAAGAAACTAAAATGAAGGATGTTCCTATGAAATACAATCATATGGACTCCTTTTTAATTATTGCAAGAACAAAGAATAAATCACTTGAATTATCCGTGGATCATATTGGTTTAAAAGTACGTGCAGAACTCTTGGATACTAGTCATAACCAGGATATCTATAAAATGGTTAGAAGTGGTCTTTTGGATAAAATGAGTTTTGCTTTTACCGTTGATGAACAAGTATGGAACCGTGAAGGTGATATTCCTAAAAGAACCATTACAAAGATAGAACGTTTGTATGATGTGTCGGTTGTGGATACTCCTGCATATGATGCAACTAGTATATATGCTCGTTCTTTAGAGTCCATGGAGTTGGAACTGAAGACTATGGAGTTAGCAGAGCAAAAAGAAAAATCAGATTTAATGAAAAAACGCATCAAAATTAAAACTCAAATCTAAGGAGAGATTAAATCATGAATTTAGAATTAAGAAGAAAAGAAATTGAATCACGCTTAAAAGAAATCAGAAGCTTAGTAGACACAGAGTCCGATCTAGAAAAACTAGAAGCATTAGAAACTGAAACAACAAGCCTTCAAGAGGAAAGAACATCGATTGATAAAAAGATGTTGATTGCATCAAAAACAGAATTCAAACCAATTCAAGTTGATAACCGTCAAATGGTGGATAAAGAAAAGCTAGAAACACGTGGACAAAGCTTAAAAGAAAGCAGAGTCATTCAAGTATCAAGTTCAGAGATTTTACTCCCTGATCACACATCAACTAACCTTGCACCAGTTCCATTTGCTCAAGTGTCAAGTTTAGTTGATCGTGTGAATGTAATTAATCTTAATGGTGGTGAAACCTATAAGAAATCATTTGTGAAAGCAAACGGTATCGCTGGAACCACAGCAGAAGGGGCAGCTTATTCTGAAACAGAACCAGCATTTGGTTACTTAACCATTTCAAAAGTAAAGATTACTGCTTATACAGAAATTACTGAAGAGTTAGAAAAACTACCTTCAATTCCTTATCAAGCAGAAGTCTTACGTAACATCAATATTTCACTGAAAAAGAAAATCAGTGAACAAATCTTACGTGGTGCAGGGACAACCAATACTTTCACAGGAATATTCAGTGAAGCAGCTGTAGCACTTGCAGATAAAGCAGCACTTGAAATTGAAGCCATTACGGATTCAACACTTGATGACATTGTATTCGCTTATGGTGGCGATGAAGAAATCGAAGGTGGCGCAGTTCTTATCTTGAATAAGAATGACTTAAGAGCTTTTGCAGGACTTAAGACCCAAGAAGGTCGTAAAGTTCACTCAATCGATTATGTCAATAAGACGATTGATGGAATCCCATATATCATTAATTCGCACTGTAAGGCTATCTCTGATAGTAATACTGCAGTAGGTGAATATGGTATAGCTTATGGTGCACTTAAAAACTATGAAGTACCAGTTTTCTCACCAGTAGAAATTGGTAAGTCAACAGATTACAAATTTAAAGACGGTATCATCAGTTATAAGGCATCAGTTTTTACTGGTGGTAACGTCGTTGGATATAACGGCTTCTTGCGTATTAAGAAGAAAGCTGTACCTGCAGGATAATCTCGTTAAGAAAGGATTGATTTCATGGCCATATTAGATATTGTAAAAAAGGCACTACTTATCCCCCAAGTAGAGACTTATGCTGATGATGAGTTAAATACACACATCAATAGCTGTAAGCATTACTTAGTGAGCTGTGGGATTGATCCTTCTTATATAAATGATGAATCAAATCCAATGGTTAGTACAGTCATTATTATCTATGTGAAGACATTTTACGGCTTCAAAAACGATGGAAGCGCAAAAGAACTACCGAAGTCATTTGATATGCTGGTAGGTCAACTCGCATTAACAAAAGGAAGCGCGACAAATGTATCCTAATTCCCCCAATATAAGAATGCACTTACTAACCTTGGAGATGGTTCCAAACACCATGGGTGTGATGAGCTATCAGTTTGTCTCGAAAAAAGAAGTGATTGGTATTAACTTTTCGATTACTTCTAGAGAATATTATGAAAGTAAACGTTCAGATATCAGAATCGATATCGCAGTTAAGGTTCAAAGTTTCATTTATGACCATTCAAAGTATGTAGATATTGGAAGTGTCATTTATAAAGTGGAAAGAACTTATGCAGCTGGTCAGTTCATTGAACTTTATTTAAAAAGAACAAGTATTAAGTTAGGTGATATCATTGGCTACAGTTGATAAACTAGGTGAACTATTAAGTGATATGGTCGAAGATTATGTTGAAAAGATTATCCCAAAGCTAGATGAAGAGCTAAACAGTACAGCGGATGAGATCATTACTTATATCAAAAGTAACGCGCCACGAAGTGGAAACAGACATGCTTTTGCAGATACATTTACAAAAGTAGAATCTGGGTCCGGCATGAACAAAACAGTTTCAATTTATTCTGAAGGTAAAGGTGGACTTACCCATTTGCTTGAGTTTGGCTATACACACAGAAGTGGAAAGTATATCGGACCTAAACCTTTCTTAAGACCTGCCTATGACATCTTTACACCAAAGATGCTAGAAGCAATTAAAGACATCATAACAAAAGGTGATTAATTATGCGTGAACTATTCGAACCGCTTTATCAGGTATTAAATCATGTGTTACCAGGTCAGGTGAGTTATGGTAAGAAGGAAAATCTAGATCAAAGTGATACGTATATCATTTATCAAGAGATTTCAAATAGAGGCAGTATCTATGCAGATGATAAAGTTCAAATGCGCATATTAACCATGCAAATCAATATGATTACAAAAGAAAAGAACCTCGAGTTAGAAGAAAAACTTGAGGTGTCTTTATCTTTAGCTGGATATGAGTTTAATATGTTAACAGAATATCAAAATGAAGACGGTTCTATTAACCGTGTCTATGAAATAAAAATGGAGGTTTTATAACAATGAGTAATAAAGTAACATTTGGTTTAACCAACGTACATTATGCACTTGCAACACAAGCTTCTGATGGCAGTTGGACATTTGCAACACCTAAGCGATTAGAAGGTGCACAAGAAATAACCACTGAGGCTATCGGTGGTAGTTCACAAGTCTATGCAGATGATAAAGTCATCGCAACCCTAGTTTCCAATTCAGGATCTAATGTCACACTTAAGTTTACTGAAATTGATGAAGCATTTAAAAAAGATATCTTTGGCTTCCTAGAAGATACGAATGGTAACCTAGTAGAAATCTTAAATGCAGAAACAAAGACATTCGCATTAGGGTATGAAATTCAAGGTGATGTTAAAGCTAGACGTATTTGGTATTACTTATGTACTGCAACACCATCAGGTGATTCCAGCAAATCAAAAGGTGATTCCATTGAAGCCAATTCAATTGAATTAAGTATCACAGCTAGACCAATCGAATCAGGCAACAATCTGATTTTAAGAGTTATTGCAGGTGTAGGAGATACGAATTACAGTTCGTTCTTAACAACAGCACCAGCTTTACCAACATTCATATAGGGAGTAGACCATGGAAAAAACACTTAAACTTGGCGATCATGATTACCGCCTACACTCATCACTTTTTACGATTATTGATTATCGCAATGTGTTCTCAACAGAACTATTTAGCGATATTAAAAGATTAGAAAAGTCAAGCACAAAAAAAGAAGAAGATCTATCAACAGTCATAGATACTATTTTCAAAATTATCTATGTGCTTCATCGACCATTTAGTAAACAATCTTATAATGACTTTTTAATGTCACTAGACTTTTCACTATTAAGCAATCAAGATGAGCTTGAAAATCTGACGAATACGATAGGTGAAATGCTCGGGACATTTCAGAAAAGCACACCCCCAGCAACCAAATCAAAATAATCATGAAGTCGAAAACATCACAGCAAACATTATATTTAATCTAGCTCATCTTGGACTATCTATTGAAGATACGAAATCCTTTGATTTAGAAACCTACTTTGAAATTGTAGGTTTAGAGATGAAAGTTATTAATGGGAAGTCACAGACTAGACGAGCAAATCAGCATGATATAGATAACTATCTACTTTAGGAGGTGATTATTAATGGCAGAAACAGTCAAAGGGCTTAATATCAAGCTTAGTCTCGATGGAAGAGACCTAGAAAATGAACTGAATGATATCAAGAAGGATCTTAAAGAACAAAACAAAGATCTAAAAGCAATTAATAACAATTTAAAATACGATAGTTCAAATCTAGATTTATGGAAGTCAAAACAAGATAAACTCAATGATATCTTAGCAACAACAAAGAAACGACTAGATACTCAAAACCTAGAGCTTGAAAAGGCAAAAAAAGCTGTTCAAATTGGTGATATGAGTCAAGATGAGTTCAATAAGCTAAAGCGTAACGTTCAATATAACGAAGCTGAACTATCTAAACTAAACAATGAGCTTGGAAAGACTAACGACAAACTTAGAGAGCTAAGTAACACTAAGTTTGATAAGATTGGTAAACTAGGTTCAACTCTGACAAAATCCGTAACGGTTCCTATCTTAGGAGCCGTTTCTGCTTTAACAGCATTTTCTGTAAAAACTGCATTAGCTGCAGATGAGATTGGTGATTCAGCTGAAAAGTTAGGGTTATCCGCAGAGCAACTTCAAGAATGGAATCATTCTGCAGCACTTATGGGTGCATCCACTGATACGATGAGACGTGCTTTCATGAAAGTCAACGGAGTCATTGGTGATATAGCAACAGGTAATGGTGATAAGTTTTCAGATAGCCTAGCCCAAATTGGATTATCATTAGATGATCTAAGTGGCAAGAATACACATGAAACCTTTGAAATACTTAGAAATGCTTTAAGTGAAGTTGAAGACGAATCTGTTAGAGTTGGTATTGCTAATGATTTATTAGGCGAGAAGATCGCATCAGAGTTAATGCCATTTCTTTCAAGTGAAGAAAAAGCAGTCAATGATTTGAAGGCAGAACTTCGTGAAATGGGTTTAGTAACAAACGAACAAGCTGCTCAAGCTGGAGAATTTGCTGACGCAATTGATGAAACAAAACAGGCATTGTTTAGCTTATCAGTTAATATTTCAAGTATCGTTTTACCAGTTTTACAAACACTTTTAGTAAAAATTAGAGATGAGTTTGTACCTGTACTTAAAGACTGGATTGCTAAATGGAATGGTCTTGATTCAGATACGAAAAAAATGGTTGCTACACTGATTGGTTTAGTTGCTGCTATTGGTCCAGTGCTTGCGATTATCGGTAAGGTTGGACCACTCTTAAATATTGTGGCCATGACTCTTAAAGGTGTCGGTTCTGCGGGTCTTTTCGCAGGTGCTGGTATAAACTTTGCTACGCTTGGCATAGGCGCGCTAATCGCCATTTTAGCGCTTGCTTTATTTCAAAGTGAAGAGTTTAGAGCATTACTTGGTAGACTCATGGAAACCTTCATGCAGCTCTTACCACCCATACTAACCATAGTAGATGCACTGATGACAGCCTTGCAACCTATCTTAGATGTGATCATTGATCTTGTTGTGATGTTAGTCGATTTATTAGTACCAATTTTGGATGTCATATTGATGCCACTGATTATGCAAGTTGGCATGTTTGCTGAAATCTTAGAAATGTTAGCACCATTAATCATTACGCTTGGTGAAATACTTCAAGCGATTTTAGTTCCTGCAATCAAAGTCTTAAAAACAGTCTTAGATCCCATCTTAAAAGTGGTTCAAAAAATTATTGAGTTTATTCAAAAGATATTTGAGTGGATTGGAGAGTTACCTAAAAAGATAGGTGATTTTGGTGGGAAGGTTAAAGATGTCTTTGGGAGTGTCACAGAAGGAATCAGTAAAATCGCAACTAATGTGACTGATGGGATTAGTGACTTTGCAGGTAAAGCTGCAGATAAAGTAGGTGGTTTCTTTGGTAAGGTTGGTGGTTTTTTTAGTGATACATTTAACTTGAAAGGATCTAGCACTGTGAATAACTCAAGTTCAAATTCATCCTCAAGCAATACAAACAACATCACCATTAACACAACATCTCCAACATTTGATATTGATTCAATTAATCGAGCGTTAGGAGGTAACGTCATATGATCAGATCCTTTTTCTTAGAAAATGAATACGGTGAGATCTATTACTTTGATTACCGGAATCAAACAATCATAACCCAAGTCAGCGGACTTGGGTTTTCTCTAGATATTAAGTATCTTCAATACCACCGTATGTATGCAAAATCAGAATACCAAATACCACTAACTGAGATTACTGAAACACTCATTTTTCTTAAAGGGTATCAAGGTTATAAAACATTTGTAGATTATCTATCGAAATCAAATAAAGAACATAAACTCCATTATACAACCCCAGCCTTTAAAGCTTATACCTATGTGGATGTATCAAACTTATCAAAAGCAGAACTTGTAAGTGGTACCATACAAAGTCAGATCATCTTTAAAAAGTTATCACTATGGATTAAAGAAAAATCATATGAGATTATTGCGAATGGTAGTAGCTATGGCAAAGTCTATCCCTATCAGTATCCATTCATCTATGCAAACTCTTATCAAGGCATTACACATATTAATAATCAAGGACTAGATGAAGCACCACTCAATATAGAGATCTATGGTGCTTTTTTAAATCCGGAAATTACCGTTAAAAAGAATGGGACTATCATTCAAAAACTTAAACTCTATGTAGAATCAGATGATGCAACACTTACTGTCATATCAAATCCTAGTGAACAAGTGATTCAAATGATAGAAAATGGGACAACTTATGATATCTATGGCATGCAGGATTTTGAAGCAGATAATTTCTTGTTTATCAATCATGGAGATTATGAGATTGAGTTTAAACCAGGAGTAAGTTTGCCATCCGCATGTCGAGTTACACTATTTGAAGGCTATATGGGTATTTAACATGAAAGTGATATTTCTAGATCGAAAGACACTCGCCTATAAAGATTATGCAGCTGTTGGAAATGAATATGAAATCATCCTAGACATGGTACTCATTCAACGATCAAGTTTTAAGTTAAATAAAACAAATATAGATACATCGATTGGTGATATTGTTGTTGCTAAAAATGATGTATTTTCTTATATCGGTATCCTAGAAAGTATTGAGCTAAAAGACGATCACTTAACGATTATTAGAACACTAGATTTTAGAGAAATCTTTAACTTGGATGTTTTAGTGAGCAGTTTCACTGGTGATTTGATTGATTATCTCTACATGCTTATATCTACCCACTTTAAAACAAATCAAGATAGTTTGCAGAATTTAGATTACCTAACCATTGAAAAAGCAGCAAGTGTCACAGGATCATTAACATTTGAAGCAGATAAGGTTGAAAACATTTCAAAGATATTCGAGCTTGTCTCAAAAAGCTATGGAATTAGCTTTCAAACAGAAGTTGTTTATTTAAGAGGACGAATTACTAATATCTTGTTTAAAATTGTGAACGTCAAAGAAGGTCTTGTGATGAAGAGTAATTTCTCATCAATTCTAAATGTAGAGACTAATGATTCATCAAGTCAGGTTATCAATAAAGTAATCTATTATCCAAGAAGTGATAATCAGCTCCATACCTCAAGTATGGCTTTTTACTTATTAACAGATGGAAATATTACAACGGAGATGAATCACGCGTTAAGGTATCAAGCTGTCATGACGAAAACGTTTATCTATAGTGATCAAGAATATGAAACGTTAGAAACGAAAGCAAGAAGTGAGATGGTGACATCTAAACTCGATCACCAGATCACATTCAATTTGGATTTAAATAATCAAGTTTTCATCCCTTTTAAGAACTTTAACTTAGGGGATTATATCTCTTTTAAACATAACAAAAAAACATATGACACGGTTGTTACTGGGATAATATTTAAAGATACACTCAAAGTTGCGAAGGTAACACTTGGTGAATATCGAGTAAAACTAACAGAAAAAGTGCAACTCTTAAGTAAAGCCAAGTCTCAACAGGTGAGTCATATATCTATAACCAATACAAATTTTGATGGAGGTGAATTTTAATGGGATTACAAAAAATTACATTTGAAGGTGGTAATGTCACCGCCAAAGTAGATGCTGATTTATATCATTTCTTCAATTCATATGACGTAGGTATTTTAAAAGGTTTAAAAAGTGAATGTTTAATGACGCTAGCCAATAACACGATTACATTTCAAGATGGTTATGTCTCAATCTACGGTAGAGTCATCTATATTGAAAATCAAACAACTATCGGTGTGACGCCTGATTCAAGTAAAAGTGGGTATGTCATTTTAGGTGTTAATACATCAACCAATGAAGTGAATTTATATTTAAAAGAACAAACCGGAGGTTATCCTTCTTTGACACTGACTAACTTAATCAATAGTGATGGTCTTTATGAGTTTGTATTATGTGCTTATACAAAGACCACAACATCCGTAACATTAAATCAGGTTTATCAAAGAAAGTTTATCTTAAGTCCAAAGACGATCATCAATGATCTAGAACAAAGACTACTGGTAAAATACGTTCCACAAAGAAAATCATTAACTAAAGTATCCAATGGTGTTTATCAATTCTTTGGAACAAACTCAACTGAACTGATGGAGTCATTAGTTTATGTTCTAATCAATAATACGACTGTTATTAGCTTTCCAGGAGACAGTTTATTTATTCATGTTGGCTCAAATCGAAATGTAAGCTACCGCTATGCTGGTGGCGATTTTTCATTATCAGTTGTTTATGAAAATGGGGTTGTGACATTATCATGTGGTAATACAACTCACAATGTTACATCAGTTTATTTAAAAAAATAGGAGGTTTTAAATGGCAACAATTCAAATTAAAAGAAGAACTACAGCTGGTACAGGTCCACTTGTTGGAACAACAGGTAGTGTAAAAGCTGGAGAGCCATTAGTTGATTTTAATGGTGAGCATCTCTATATTGCTAAAGCTGATAAAACAGCTTCAGTATCCGTACCACTTGCAGATAGTGATTATCTAAAAATTCCATCTACAAGCAAAGTCGATACGCAAATTGATACAAAGATTACAGCTTTGGGTTTAGGGACTGCAGCAACTAAAAACACTGGAACAGGTAATGGGAATGTTCCAATACTGGATGCGAATGGAAAACTCGCTGACAGTGTTGTGCCAAAGATTGCGATGACAAATACATTTGTAGTAGCGTCACAAACAGCAATGCTCGCTTTATCAACCGCTCAAGAAGGTGATGTTGCGGTTAGAACCGATTTAAATAAATCCTTTATTCTAAAGGCGTCACCGTATTCGACGCTTGCAAACT